GTGAACGTTAGAACACCGTGAAGGAGTTCTACGCTGTCAGTTGGAACGATGAGATCATCGCCGTAAACTGTCACATCCGGAGGGATTGCCAAGATCTCACACGTCGCCGTGCTAAGGCCCCAAAAGATAAGGGACTCAAGCTCGAACGTAAAGCCGTTCCCCATGCTGGAGAATAGGCTGTAAGTGTGAGGTGTTTCATCAATCAAGGCTCCATCTGTTCGCAGTGCTTCCAGCATGCGATACCAAGTGGGGTCACAAACATGATGGGATTGGTTTCCCAGGAGTCTGTAGACCAGACCGAGCGTCACTGAATTGCTTGCGCTCTTCAGATCTAACGTCGCTAGGTCGCCTTTGAGCGATGCAGTTCTTGCACGCTCTTGATTGATAGACTGGTCATTGAGGTTTATACCCCAGCGAGCCATCTTCCGCCGCATCGCATATCCCATGCCAAGTTGCATGTAGATATTTAGATCCGGTTGGATTCCAATGGTCCGCCCAGTCTTGGCGTTCTTGGGAACGACCTCAAACTGGTCAAGGTCCCGGACGTCTACCGGAATTTCTCCGCTTGTCGGACAGATTCCTATCTTGTAGGCCCATTGGGGCGTTATTGACAGGAGGGTTTTGCCTAGCGAAAGAGCCTTGCCAGTACAGTGTGGGTTGCCAGAGAGCTTCCCTGCGATTGAGGCCTCTTGGGCCTTCAGTCGTGTGGTAGCCCCAGGTCCAAACCTGCACCCCCTACGCCACCACGACCAATTGAATCGGCCAAGAACAGCGGCTATTTTACGACCAGCCAGGTCCAATACCTGGTGGACGCGCGGGTCTTCCGCGTAGCTACTGTATAACCGAGAGTTGGTCGCGGCATTAAGTCGCTCGTCTTCCATGAAGGAGTCAATAGCGACTTGCGTAGTGTCGATACCCAGGTCGAAACCTGGGTACTTCCGAAGAACCTCCGACAGGAGGTATCGATCCCTAAACTGGGGATCCGAAACGTCCGGAAACCGTCCTTCTACGATTACGGCTGGTTCATGCCTGACGTCCCCTGAGTTGGGGAACAGGGCTGATACCAGCTTGCTATGTAGGAGGATAGGATCGACGGGAGTGCATCGTGCACCAGTACGGTAGTTACGATCAGCCATAGAAGTACTCCAATGGCAATAGGCGTAAAGGTACGCAGGAGTTGCCGTGGTTTAAATGAGAGATACAGCCACTTGGCTACACTCTCCCAGTTCACCACACAAACTCATGCTCATCAACCATCAGACCGATGGTTGCATGCAACAGCAGATTGGCAAGCATAACCCGAGCGTTCTTCGCCTCGGCAGCTGACCAGTCAAGCGGAATAAGGATGTCCGCTTTTGCTGTTGCAAAGCCCTTCGCCGTGTAGACCGTAACGCCGTTAATCGTCTCTGCGACGACCTTGGGGATACGGAGGTCAACCCGTGTGGTGCGAACAGTCTTGCTCGCACCGAGCCGAAGTGCCATAGTCTCACGACTGGACACAGTGCCAGCGACCTTATTTTGGTAGCTGGCCACATCGCCATCGATCCGGACAGGATCAAAGGAATGTGCGACTGGGGACACGGCACCGTCATTGACGGTAATGGTGGCATTAGAAGCCATAATTGTATACCACTTTGGTAGGAGGGTTATTAGCGATAAGAGCTCTTTCCTGTAAGTAGCTTGCTAAGCAACGCCACGCTGTCAAGCAGCCGTGTCAGGTTGAGCGGTTCTTGCTTCAAGACCACTGTTGACGTTGGTGTGTGGCCGTTCACGGACCGATTGAATTCGGTTCGCTCACGACTGTAACCACCTGAAATCGCCTCAGATCTCCACACGCCACTAGTGCGTGGGGAGAAACGAATAGATTTCGTATAACGTCTATGGATGGTCTCGCAGTTTGCCAGCAGGGTGTATCCCGTCAAGGCATTGACGCCATCGAGGAAATCCCCAACCCCTAGAAACCAGTCTACCACAAAGGAATATGGTAGCAGCTCCCAGGCAGTGACAAGAGGGTCGGTAACCCCTACATCACTGAGCTTGCGATATTCACGATCCGTAAGAACGGCATCGTATCGCACTTTTACTTCCTGTCTAATTCCCGTCCTGGTATCCCGGGTAACCGGCAATGACCAGATTTGGGATATGGAAGTATCCTCTGCCGTTGTGACCTCCGATTCCAGGAGCGATGAGCCCCTGGCGGTCACAAGGTACCTCTCGTAGGAACCGTTGTCCAGTTTCTCGAGAGTTTCCACCGCGCCGTAAACATCGAGCACGGTCGGCGTCCAGCCATATCGGTACGCTAACCAAAGATCGGAGAGATCCTGCCCCACCTTCACGAAATGCCGTTTACGAATGTCCTTAGCAATTTTGCATAAGGCGTCAACGGAATCAGCGATCAGGGAGGCGGTTTTCTTCCTTTCGAGGAACGCAACCGATAAATCAACCTTCTTGTCCTTAAACTTGAGCAGAGCCTTTTGACGGGCCGCTGCTTGGGTATTGGATATAGAAGGCCAACTGACAGGACTTAAGCTACTACCCACGCCCGGTACTGGGACGTCGTCCATTTCGATCCTCCACCAATTGACACCGTCATTCTTGACGGCTCCAATGGCTTGGATGCGATTTGTGGTTTCGACGTCTTTCGAACCGGAGTACGGGCTTGGAGCACGCCACCCATAGACATTGGGTGGGTTGTTCACGGACGCGGCCAACGTATTGCGACTTCCAACTCCATACCACGTGTATGCCCAAGATTGGGTGTACTCGCTGTATAGAGAACCATTGGGTCGGAAAAGACGGGATTTCCCCGTCCACCCAATTGGTGGATAAGTCGTATCGTTGATCGCGCTGTGTGACATGTGGACTCCAAAGTAGCTGGCGCGAAAGCGCCTTAGGCAGATGCGAGCCAGAGATGGCCACGCAGGTCTAGATGGAGGGCCCCATGGGGGCC